TATAGGACTTGGCATAGTTATTTTTACATAGTCTTTAAAAAATACATCTTTCATTTAAGCCTCCACAAACTTTGAAAGATCAGCATCACTATCTTGTGCTATATCTTTAGGACATTGAAAACGGGTAAACAAAAGATTAGCATCTTTGTAAAGGCCTCTTTCTTTTCTTCTAGCCTCAGTTAAGCTCAACATACCATCTTCAAACAGATTTTCATCAGCTAAACCTATTCTAATGTCCAACCAACATTCTCTAGCCTCAGCTTTATTTTGTGGAAAAGCACCTCTAACATAGTTCCATCTCGGATCATCGTTAGGTAATAAAAGTTTTAATCTCGTCATATCTAGCCTCCAAGCTATTTGTTTAAGTTGGAATAACGATATGCGATTTTTAGTATAAGATCAAGCGAAAAAGATTTTCCCAATCAAAAGGCTCTGGACAAAAGAAAATAGGTTCTAGTCTCAGGCCTTGTTCTTTTAGCTCTATAACTTGTTCTGCACTATATAGATACAAACCATCTGGTCCTTTTACTAAAATCCAAACAGAAGCGCTTTTATGTAATGTAATCCAACTAATTTGATTCGGGCTTAAATTTACTGCTTTGAATTGTGTGTATTTCAATTCTACAAAATGGAATTTGTGATTGTGATCGCAAATAAGTAAATCAGGAAGACCCAAGGTCATCCAGTTTTCTATTCTGCTAAGTCTTAAAGGTTTATTGTATTGTAGTGAGGCTCTCTTTAATTGTTCGTACAGTCCCGCTTCTTTTTTCTTCGGGCTTGTTGTCCTCGTGGTCAATAACGCCTTCAGCGTATTTCGGTTCATTTTGTTTTAACTCTTTTAAAGCTTTCAGAACTTCATCTTTAGACATACTGTCAATAGTTCCATGACGGATCTCAGATTTGTTTATATAAATGTTTCCATTTGCTTGGCCTCTTCTATACTCAGCTTGAACTGCGGCTGAATATGCCCCACTTTCAATGGCCAAATCTCTAATTCTTTGAAGGTCTCTTAAATGTCTTTTATAACTAACTCCAAATTTCTCATCTAATTCATCTCGATAAGATTGGATAGCTTTACAAACATGAGGACATATTTCAGGGTTCATCATTTCATAAGCTCTGGTATGAGCTGAAGATGCGGGAAAGCCCGCATTAATCGCAGCTTCTCTGTGGGTTATCATACCATCATTAGATACAAGCTCTTTCACAAACAACTCTTGTCTGCGAGTAAGTCTAGACATACTATCTGCTTTTGGTCTCCCACGACCTTTTTTCAGAGGCTTTAAACTTTTCATATCTATATATATACACCAAAAATTATTTTTTACAAAAAACTTTTTCAAATCCCTATAAGACAAATCGCCCTTTTCGATGGTTACATATTTGTATTTTAAAGTGTAACCACTTATGTAACCTTAGAAACCTATATATACCAAGGGTTACAGAAGGAAGTTACATAAGTTACACTAGTTACACCTATATTTAGTAAAAAATATTTTTTTTGTTTTCAGATCTGTATATACTAATATGTAATTTTGTAACCAAAAAGAAAAAGCTCACGACATTTCTGCCGTGAGCCGTGGTTCGTGTTTTATTGTTTATTGTCTTCGTTATATTTATCAATAAACTCTTTGTTATTCTCATAAGGTTCATCAAGGATTTCTTTAGACATCTTTGAATCCAGACCTTTTAGAGTAAAAAGTAAACCCCCATAAACAGTTTCTTTTACTTGATAGATACCCATACAAATGGGAGGATTATGATCAAAAGAAAAATCTAAGCCCCCAAAAGCACTAACTGAAGTTGTATCATGTGCATAATATAAAGTAATAAAGGTTGGTCTTTTTGAAATACCAGAGATACATTTTTGTAAATCTAAATTTCTTGACCAATCTCCTTGCAATCCCATTTCGACTGCAAGAAAAGCATAACCATTGTTTAGTGTATAATTTTTTTTCATTAAAGTACTCCTATATAATAATGAAAGATTAACATTACAAAACTAATCACCAACTATGTCAAACAGATATAGGATTTCTCCCATACTTAATAATAACAAATTACAAAGTAAAGTCAACTATTTAAATTATTCAGCAAAATCAAGTACTTAGGAGGACGATTCTTTTTTCGTTTTCCAAAAATATTCGTCAGTATCTCCGAGTCGGGTCTGATTCCCGCTTTCGACTTGGTAAAATTCTGTACTAACTTTGAAGTCTGGCTTTTTTGGCTCGTCAGGCGTGAGAGAATTATCATAAACTCTCATTCTATTATTAGGGTAGAGACAATACTGGCCATTATCCAATTCCAACAAATTGAAAGACTTATGTTCATCTGGCGTTTCAGATGTAGAAAAATCCACGGAATTTATATCGGAATGATAATTATCTAGGGTTGCAATATAAGTACCTTTTTGTAATCCAAAGTCTCTGGTTAGAACTTGATAATCCATTGATCCTATAAATTGCTTATGAAGCGCCACTACACCATAATCCATACAATTCCAGAACTGTAGGTTATTAAGAGGCAAATCAGGCGTGGGCACCTCTTTAACGGCTAAGAAAGCACTAATTGGGAGCTTATCGAACAAAGCGCCATAATCAGGTAGATAAGTTTCAAAATAAAAAGCTCTTCCAGGTATAGATTTAGCACTAACCCAGATACCCGCCACAAATTCGCCGTGGCCATCAATATGATCTCTAAGATATTCTTTTCGTACCCAGACTTTTACGGCGGGTAAGTTACAGATTAATTCAGCCATTAAAAAAGCTCACTTAAAGTAGTTTCTGTTGAAACGTGGGTCGCGGATCTATTAACGCTACCGACTTCATTTGCATTAAATTTTTCGGCTCGTGGATCGTCCTCGAACCATTTTTCATCTTCGCTAGGTTGAGTAGGGTTTTGCTTCATATCAAGAAACATTTGCCGTATATGACTATTACCGCCAACTTGATCGCCTCTACAAGAGGCACACATTTTAGGCGTAGTTCGTTCATGATGTACGTTTTTAAGTGGATCTTGACATACACGGCAACGATTATAATCGGACATTAGTAGCCTCTCTTTATTACGATTAGACAGCTTTTTAATTTTTCAGACATACTATAGTTATGTTGTTTTTCAAGTTTTGAAACTTCTTCATTAACAAGGCCCTCAATTTCTAAAATAGCTTCCGCCCATAGTGGCCTTTCGTTAACATTTATCCAAGCATTTTCTTTTTTCATGTTGTAAATCCCTCCCCATAGTTGGCTATCATTAAAAGACCTTCATCTTGGCCGTGTTTATCGCACACTTTAATTTTTTTAATTTCTCCGGTTTTTACTTCTAACAAAGTAAAGCTAGGGTAAAGAATATCTTCTTCGACATCCTCTAATATTTCAAAATGCACAATTTTATAATTAAGAAGTGATTCGTATCGTTTTGTCATCCATTCTTTTTTTATATTATCCGTCATCTAAATATCTCCTTTAGTTTCTCCAAAAAGGTTAGCTTGTGGGGCGTGACCCGTGGGTCGAGGATGTGTAGCATCCAGACTTTCTTCATAATCTGCGGCTTTTTCCCAGATGCGCCTTGAAGGCGGGATCCAGAGTAATTGCGTTTCGCTTGTTTTATGGCCTCCCGCAGTCCCTCGCCAAATGAACCAAGCGTAGCTTGTAGCCGTTGAAGCTGTTGCAGACAAACGACCTTTAATGATTGGTACTCGCTCACTAAATTGTGCGATAAATTGTGGTGGATGCGGTTTAAATAATCTTTCATAACGTCCTATACTTTCCATAAATTGAGTTCGAGCGAAGATTGCCACACATTGCCGAGCCATGGGCAGAGCTTTGAGTACAAATTCTTCAGCTAAATTGAAAGGTGGGTTTGTAATAATAAAATCGTAGTCTCCGGCAACGTCTGATGATAGGAAATCTGCGATTCGGTCTTGGCCGTAATCGGCAACGTCACACGATTCGACCTCTAGGAAATATTCTTGAAGGACTTTAACCATATGTCCTCCTCCGCAAGCGGGTTCGAGGCAAGTCTCTAAAAGTACATCGTCCTTTGGTTGATGAGGAAATAACCAGTTTGGTTTAAGAATTTCTTGAAACAAAGCTCTGGTTGCCCACGGAGGAGTTGGAAAATAATCCAAACTGTCCGAGGCCTCATGCCGTTGGCTCATAACGGCATGAGTTGTGTTTTGCGTACTCATTTGTCACCACCTTCTTTTATATACTGCTTTAAATAAATTTTAATCCCAAATTCATAGCCTCGTCTATAATAAGCAGAAGATTTTTTATCCTCATTCCTTTTTTGATAAAGGATAGCATCCTCAGCTCCTTCTTCAAAATGCGTTAGATAATTAG